CTGTGTTGTTAACTCTTTATGTTAGAATTTCAAATTACTTTTTTATATTTGAAAATTTTATAAAATGGACTACAATTTAATTATATACACCATTCTCTTTCTATTCTTTCTGTTATGGAAGATGTCGCATGATATCTTCTACAAATTTATAGATTGGATAAGGAAGGGACATGTTCTCGATTTTCTTCGGGAACATGGTTGGCAAATAATTTTATTTATATTTGGACTCCACCTAACACAACGCTGGACTTTTGAAATAAGGAATCTTATTGAAAATTATAATGCTTGGACCACACCAGACATGTGCTGGGATTTTCCTCAATTAACTTGGGATCCCACTACAGCATTGCAGTATATTCCACCATCTACATCAAGATTTTGGAATTTGTTGATGCTTTTCTGTTGGTTCATAAATTGGTTATCAATGAGAACTTTAGGGATAAAATTTCATGCGTTGCAGCCTGGTTCAGATTTCATAATTGCGAATTTACCTCCGACACAAGTACGAATCAAAGTTGTTACTAGAAATAGTCAAATAGCTTATGGAGTCGGTGCCGTTTTCAAATGGCAAGGAAGGATTTTCTTGGCGACTGTTAAGCATCTTCTAAAAGATGCTTGTTTCATTCAAGCTGGCCGGGATAACTTCTGGGTTGATCTTGATCAATCATACCGATCAATTCATAGTGATGGAGTGGTTTGGGAATTGAACTCTGGAATAACATCAAAGCTGGGTGTCAAGTTGGGTAGTGTAGGCCAAATAACTGGACAACTTGCAGTGTCGACGGTTAGTACTGATTTGAAGCAGTCCTCCGGCATTGTTTATTTATTGGACAAAATCGTTTGTTATACTGGTTCTACTGAGGTTGGTTTCTCAGGAGCTCCCTACTTAGCAGGCTCAAGAATTTATGGTATTCACATCGGTGAGGCCTCAGGAAGAAATATAGGTTATGATCTTCATGATGCTATGCGCCGTTATGATTCACCTGAAATGACTGAAGAAAGCCGTAAAGAGGGTTTTGGAACTGAGGGTGAGGATGTTGCTAAAGATTACTATAAAACATCAGGTAAAAGTAATATGCGCACATCTGGTCCCAGCAATATATATTTTGCAGATCCAACACAATCTTACAAGGATAAAGTTGATTATTCAAACCTAAAATCAACACCTTGGGCTTTAGACGATGAGCCTCGAGAAGGTTGGGAAAGAAGGGTAACGAAACTTGAATCCAAAATAGACAATGTAATTGATTTAATCCAATCAACTCTTTCAAAGCAGGATGGTGATGTGCCTCTAGAACAAACTACAGGTTCATCCCAGAAAAGCGGTTTGGATTTTCAGCGGGGCCCGCAGAGTACTCCCGTGACTCCTCATGCAAAGCGGGCACAACGGAATGGGTCAATAAGCTCACAAGATTCCGTGTTGTCGGCGAAACCCAACGTTTCATCACAGTCCCATCTCTCAAAGAACCAAAAGCGGAAATTGCGGCAAAAATCGAAGAAACCGGCTTTGGCAATGTCAAAGAAGCCCTCTCGAGATACGGTTGCCCTAGCTTTGGAGCTACTGCAGAAGCCAGGTCCTTGAGTGTACAAGAGAAGCATATGCGCGATTCTGATCCTCCTTCAAAGGATATAGCGCGCGAAGCTTTATTTAGGACTCTCTCGGATTTTAGACATTTGCAAAGAGATTGTGACCCAGAATGGTACTCTGATGAAAACATGGATAGAGTCATAAATAGTCTCAATCGTAACGCCTCACCTGGCAATCCTTTTTGCTGGGTAGCTAATAATGGGCAGTTAATTGATAAACATCGAGAATTGCTAAAAACCTTAGTCAGACAAAGACTTAATGGTGCTTCAGCTTATCCCATCAGATTGTTTGTCAAACCCGAATGGCATAAGAAATCAAAGATAGAGGAGGGACGATATCGTTTGATTTGGTCAGTATCTGTTGTTGATCAAATCATAGATAAGATGCTCCTTGGTGATTACTTAGATCAAGAGCCCGATAATTGGATTTTCCATCCATCAAAAGTAGGCTGGTCTTACTTAAAAGGTGGTTGGAAATATGTTCCAAAAGGTGTCGGAACTGATTTCTCAGCTTGGGATATGACTGCTCAACAATGGCTTTTGGACTTGCTTTGTGAGTTTTATATAAACCAACATCGCAATCCTACAGCTTATTGGATTTCTTGGGTCAGGCGTAGATTTGGTGAACTATATCACGGTGGTGCTTTAGTACAATTAAGTGATGGTACTTTGCTAGAACAATTGTTTGGAGGTATCCAGAAATCTGGAACGCTCTACACATTATCTGGCAATTCCATCATGCAGGTAATATTGCATCATGTGATTTGTTTATCATTGAATTATGATTCGGTACCATGGTTGTGGGTGCTAGGAGATGATCGCTTGCAGGAGCGTGTGGATAAGGAATATGCTGATGCTTTGAAACGGTGGGTGGTTTTAAAAGACATCAGTTATAATGAATTCTGTGGTATGCATTATGGTTCAACTATTGAACCTGCATATAGATCAAAACATCTGCTTAATTTAGCAGCTGATCCAACACCAGAACGCCTTATGTCATACCAGCTCTTGTATCGACATAGCAAGTTTTATCCAGCCCTAGTACGTTTTATACGATCATTAAACGTGCAGCCAGCCCATGAGATCTGGGTTGATGAAGTGTGGGGTTGATTTTATAAGGTTATGGGAACCATAATAACATCAAGATGAGTGGATGTTTAATACGCAAAGATGGTATTAATGGGCAAGTTTTATCCAGCCCTAGTA